TACGGCCGTGCCACCTGCAGTTCTCAAAAGAGGAAGACATCACCTACGATGTATCGAAAATCTAAATTGAACGTTGCTTCTGCGGAAGCAGCCGACAATCTTCTCTTCGCTCGCATGCAGAGAGACGCTCTCAAGCTTGAGTTTGGCCTTACGCCTGACGAGCACGAACTCCTCGAGAGTTTCTACGCTCCCCAGCTTATCGCCAGCGGCACAGGCCGTGCTCCCGACCACCCAATCGGAGCTGCTCATTTGAGATTCGCGACGAAGTTCGCTCGAGACTTCGCCCAAAATCACGATAACATCATCGAGATCGGACCAAGTGCAGTCAACTTCGCGCAACTAGCCTGGGGAAACCCGATGGCTCACGGTTGCACCATGTTTGACGCAAGAGACCAAGGCCGCCATCAAAACGCCGCCATGTCTGCGACTCTTCGCGGTCTCCGTCCGAATGCCCAAACCATCAAGAAGATTCAGGTCAATGGGCTCGACCAGAAGCTTTACCATCAAAGGGTGCAAGCCCTCGCTTCAGGCATTCCATCCCACACATTCTGTGTCCAGGGCTGGGAAAATTGCACTTTCTGCGCACCAGTCGCCATCTCCATACATTCATTGTATGGCATCACCCTTGGCCAACTGGCTCTCGGCATGCTCAACCACTCATGCCACCGGATCAAAGCTTGGATGCACTTCCCAGTCCAAGCTCTGGAAACTGATTCTTACACCGATCAGACCAACATGTACCGCTTCCAAACCCGCCACAACACCAAAACCAATACAGACATCGTCGATTTCAATTGGCTTGGTGATACATCTTTCGGCTATCAGCACGATAAAGACACGTGGCTCAACTACCTCAAGGTTGGAGGCTTTGACACACCTTACGGCTTCTCAGTTATCATCGAGAAAGTCAAGAGGAACGGATCCCAGTTCGAGTTGGACATCCACCGAACAACATCTTCAGGCACCTTCTTCTACCAGATCCCAAACAGCATGATTGATCTGGTCAAAGTCCCAAATCTAAGGGAAGTTGCCGTCAACGGATTCTGCAAAAGGCAGAAGATCCCTTACATCGTCACTGACGGTGAGAAAGTTCGTAAGCTCATCCAGTTCATCCATTCAAGGGAAGACAAAGGAAGAACTCTAACAGCAGTCAAAGCTTACGCCAGAACCCTAGTCACGGAAGTCAGACTAGGAGACCGCATCGCTGAACACCGATGGAGCCTCGACTTCAACGAACTCTCTGACGTTTGCCTCTCAGTTTTCATCCTCGCCACGAGACGCAACCAGATTGACAACCGAGTTCTCAGCAAAGCCATGGTCCACATGAGCAAGGTAGCAGACAAGAGAGGTTTCTGGGCCGCCATCATGGATGGCATTTGGGACGTCCTAGACTACTCCGGCCTGTACTACCACAAGGACAAGAAAGACCTTCCCTGGTCCGGGCACCACTGCACCGACAGGGTTCTCAACGACCAAGGCAAGAACTTGTTCAAGAAGATGTTCCTGGACTTCTACAAGGACCATGACTGTTACAGCTCAGTCAAAGAGCACAAACTCTCCTTCCCAATCAGCTTCTCCTTCGGAGCCCCCCCACCACTTCTCCCAGTGCTGGGTGCCACCCAAATCCCTTCAGGAAGATTCCCTCCTCCCCCCACCCAAGGCGTACCAATCACGGGGAAAACCATCACTCCCTCCGCTAAAGTCGATCCGACTCACTGGTCCTCCCTCATCGGGATCAGAGCGGAAATCCCAAACGCCCTTTGCGAGGATTACAAAGCAGAAGAACAGTTCTGCATCATGGACCAGGAGTACCAAGCTTGCATCCACGCCGCTCGCGCAGACAACAAGACCGCTTTGGTGACCGTCCTGGAACAAGCCCTCCAACAGATCAGGGAACAAGTCGTTGAATACGACAGAACCGGAGGCACTGGAAACCCAGAAGCTCCCTACACCGGCCCGATCACTCGCAAGCCAGACAAAAGCAGCGTCGACATTCCCTTGTTCCACGAGAACATGGCTGTAGTCATGGGCGTCCCCGGCAGTCGCAAGACCACCAAGATCGTTAAAGACGTAGTGACTGCCCACGCCAGTGAACGCAAGGACGCAAAGATCCTTTTCATCGTGCCGACAAAACGCTTGGTCGAATCCTACACCAAGCAAATCCAACTGCCAAACAGAGTCCTGACGCCGCACAAGGCCATCGCACAGTTCAACAAGTTTAAGCCCACCCTAGTGATCATTGACGAGGCTTTCACTTTTCCGATGGCGTACATCAATCACATCGCAATGATGCAACACGTCATCTGCGTTGGCGACCCAGGACAAATCACAGCCTGCGATTTCATGAAGATGTGGCAAAACACCATCCCTTTCACAAAGGTACAGCCCTACCTTCCAACCATGACAATGATGGTCACCTACCGGTGCCCACTCGACATCGTGGGGCTTCCCATCATGAGGAAGATGTACCCAGGAATCAGCAGCGCGTCGCCGATCAGCTCCAGCATCACACACGTTCATGCCGGCTACAAGAACCCACAAGCCCAGACTCTGACCCTTACCCAGCTCGAGAAGATTGGTAGCATCCAGCTCAACCAAATCAACGCGGCCACAGTGCACGAAGAGCAGGGGGGCACGTTCAGATCCGTGATTTTACATTACGCTGGCACAAAAGCCGAGAGAGACTTGATCGAAAGGTCACCCAACCATCTCATCGTTGGTTTGACCAGACACACACATGAACTGTTCATCAGGGACGAAACAGCC